TTGTGGTCACTATTGGAAAACTAAATTCATTGATGACTGCATGAAAGAATATGAGCAAGTTACTCCACCAGAGGTTGATCCAGCATGGGTTGATACTAATGAGTCTGGCGGCTACTGTGATGAGTGGGAAATTCCATGCACATCATCTAGAACTTGTGATACATGGGAGCCAGGCGGCCCTATTACTGACGCAACAAAAAAGAATCCTTTTGAGGATGAGGAAGAATAATGGCTGAAATGAAACTAACACCTGGCGATATTCTTAAACGCCATGAGATAGCATTGCGTAAGAAAGAAGATTTTAGAGACCTATACGATGAGGCCTATGAGTTTGCTTTACCACAACGAAACCTATATGACGGGTATTATGATGGTAAGGTTGGCGGCGCTAAGAAAATGAACCGCGTATTTGACGCAACGGCTATCAACTCAACTCAGCGTTTCGCCAACCGATTACAGTCAGGCATATTCCCCCCACAAAGAAAGTGGTGTCGTTTAGAAACTGGCCCAGATATTCCAGCGGATCGCAGAGCAGAAGCATCTGCCGCGCTTGATATCTATGCAGACAAAATGTTTGCGACTCTTAAGCAATCTAACTTTGATATTGCTATGGGTGAGTTTTTATTGGATCTTGCAGTTGGTACTGCTGTAATGATGGTTCAGCCTGGAGATGACACAACTCCTATTAACTTTATTCCTGTACCACAGTTTTTGGTAGCATTTGAAGAGGGCGCCAATGGCCAAGTAGACAATGTATACCGCCGTATGCGTATCAAAGGTGAGGCAGTTATCCAGCAATGGAAAGATGCCAACATTCCAGCAGATCTACAAACCAAGATCGATATGAAACCTACAGAAGATGTAGAGTTGATTGAGGCAACAGTATTGGATCCTAAGCGTGGTGACTTTATGTACTATGTCATCCACAAAGAAACAAAACAAGAGTTAGTGTTCCGTAGGCTCAAGGTTAGTCCTTGGGTAGTAAGCCGCTATATGAAAGTAGCTGGCGAAATCTACGGCCGTGGCCCATTGATTACTGCTTTACCTGATATCAAGACTTTGAATAAGACTCTTGAGTTAGTGTTAAAGAATGCATCTCTAGCTATCTCCGGCGTATACACCGCGGCTGACGATGGTGTGTTGAACCCAGCTACTGTCAAAATCGTACCAGGAGCAATTATTCCTGTTGCGCGTAATGGTGGCCCACAAGGCGAATCTTTACGCCCATTGCCGCGTGCCGGGGATTTCAATGTATCTCAAATTATTATGAATGACCTACGCATGAATGTTAAACGCATTCTGCTAGATGAGTCATTGCCTCCTGATAATATGAGCGCTCGTTCTGCCACAGAAGTAGTAGAGCGTATGAAGGAATTAAGCCAAAACTTAGGCTCTGCATTTGGTCGTTTAATTAACGAGACAATGATTCCATTAGTTAGCAAGATCCTCCAGGTAATGGATGACCGCGGATTGATTGACTTGCCACTACGAGTCAATGGCCTTGAGGTTAAGGTTGCTCCAGTTGCTCCATTGGCTATGGCTCAGAATATGGAAGATGTAACCAATGTAGTACAGTTTGTGCAGATGGCTCAACAGTTTGGCCCAGAAGGACAGGCAACGCCTAAGATGGGTGAAATTATTGATTATATTGGTGATAAACTGGGTATTCCTGTAAGCCTACGCTTTGATAAAGCAGAGCGTGATTACAATATTCAACAACTTCAACAACAAGCAGTTCAAATGGCTCAACAAAATCCAGATGCAATGGCTGGTGGTGAGACAGATAAGAAAATATTAGATATGCTTGGAGTTAACAAACTTGCAGAGGTTATGCCAAATGCGTGATGAAGTCGCAAGAGCGCTTGCCGCTAGAGCATTAGAGATAGCAAATAAGAGCAAAGCAAAACAAGGCGAAAAAGGCGAAAAGGGTGATCCTGGCGAAATTAAAATAGTAAATATACCTGTGCCAGGTGAACAAGGAATACAAGGTATTCCTGGAGAGTCTATTACTGGGCCTAAAGGTGATAAAGGTGATGCTGGAGAAAAAGGCGATAAAGGTGATAAAGGTGATCTTGGAGAAAAAGGCGATCGCGGAGAAAATGGAAAAGATGGCGCTAAAGGAAACAGCGGAGAGCGCGGTTTTCAAGGTATAAAAGGTTTAGATGGCGCTCAAGGCCCTATGGGGCCAATGCCAAAGCATGAGAAAAAAGGCCTCATGTTTAGATTTGAAAAAGAGCCTGGAGTTTGGGGCGAATGGATTGTAGTTCCTACAGGCGGTGGTGGTGGCGGTCGAGATGACAAACTAACAGATCGTCAAAAAGAATTAATTGAGATTGTTGATTTATATAAATCTGGCAGTTTAGGTGGCGGTGGTATCACATCAATTACATCCGCAGATGGCACAGTTCAAGTTGCTCAAGTAGGGTCTGTTGTTGATTTATCTGTAACAGTTGCTGGATCTACAACCAATGTAATTTGTTTAGTTCGCAATACTACTGGCGCTACTTTAACAAAAGGTACGGCGGTTTATATTAGTGGCGCAACAGGACAAAATCCTACAGTTTCTAAAGCATTGGCCACAAGCGATGCCACTTCTGCTCAAACTCTTGGATTGCTTACAGCAGACTTAGCAAATAATAGCAATGGCTATGTAACTGTTATTGGTCTTATTACTAATATTAATACTTCTGCTTATGCAGATGGAGATCAACTTTATTTAAGTCCAATAACTGCTGGAACATTAACTGCTACAAAACCATTTGCTCCTAATCATTTAGTCTATGTTGCAGTAGTTGAACACGCACATCCAACTCAAGGCAAGCTATTTGTCAAAGTGCAAAATGGCTATGAAATGGATGAGTTGCATAATGTATCAGCACAGACACCTAGCAATGGCAATACACTTGTTTACAACACAAGCACAAGCCTTTGGGAACAAAGCAATGCCCCTATTATTGGTGGTGGCACAATAAACAATGCACCTATCGGTTCAACTACTCCTAATACTGGCAAGTTCACAACCCTAGAAGCCACAGGCAATTCTACTTTTGGAACTGCATCTGCTAACTATTTATCTGCAACTGGTGTTGCCGCTGGTTCTGCTCCTTACCTTGCGGTAGCTGGTACTGACCCTAATATATATTTTCAATATAGAACTAAAGGCACAGGAGCACATGATTTTTATACAAATGGTGTCTTGCAATTAAGAATAAATAATACAACTTCAGCAGTTAATAGAATAGAAGCAACTGGCAGTATTGCTGGTGCTGGTGTTCAAATATCTGCCCAAGGGTCTGATGGCAATATCCCATTAGTCCTACAACCTAAAGGCACAGGCGCATTACAAGCCCAATTAACTGACTCTACTGCTACTGGCGGTAATGCTAGAGGTGCTAATGCTGTTGATTGGCAGACAAGTAGGGCTGGTGCTTCTCAAGTTGCTAGTGGTTCAAGTTCAGTTATTGGTGGCGGCGTAAATAATACTAATGCTTCGACTTTAGGTGTAATTTGTGGCGGGGCAAACAATACTAATAATGCTAGTTCTTATGGCACTTTAGTAGGTGGTAATGGCTCAACATTAAGTGGTCAATATGCTTCTATTGTGGGTGGGCAATCGCATAGTGGTAGTGGTTATTACAACTTTATTGGCGGTGGATTTACAAATAGCGGTACTGCAACAGGAGCTGTAACCACTCAAAGCGGAACAATGAATGGCACAACAGCCGTAACATTATCGGGTTCAAACGCTTCTATTAAAGTTGGTCAGTTAATTACTGGTACAAGTATTGCTTCAACTACTTATGTTGCCGCAATATCAGGTACAGCATTAACTCTTTCTCAAAACGCATCAGGCTCATCCACTTCAACACTATCTTTCTTTACTCCTCATGGAGTAGTAGTAGGCGGTGGTAATAACCAAGCAACAGGCTCTTACTCATTTATTGGTGGTGGTGGTGATGCTGGTACTGCGGCTAATAGGAATACTGCATCAGGAGATTGGTCTGTTGTTGCTGGTGGTAATCGAAATGTAGCATCAGGCAACTTCTCTGTTGTAGGTGGTGGTTTTACAAATACAGCAAGTGGTATTGGTTCATTTATTGGTAGTGGTGGTAACTTTGGAGCACAAACAGCAAGCGGACAAGGTGCTTTTGTTGGTGCTGGTTGGGGTAATACTGTAACTGGTGCAGCAGCGTCTTCTTTAGGAGCATCTAACCAAGCAAGCGGTGATTATTCTGCCGTTATAGGTGGTTCTTATGGATTGGCAAGGTCAATTATTGGCAATACTGTTTTTGCCGCAAGTAGTGCGCCTTATGGAACTGCTTTTGGTTGTCAGGGTGCTTTATTAATTCTTGCTCGTCAAACAACGGATGCTACTGCTACTGTTCTAGCTTCAACTTCTGCTGCGGCTGGTTCAACAAACCAAGTAGCAATGCCAATTAATTCAGCTTATTTATTTAAGGTTACGGTCATCGCTGGTGTTACTGGTGCTGGCAATACAAAAGCATGGAAGTTAGAAGGTGCAATTAAAAAAGGTGCAACAAACGGTACTACAGCAATAGTAGGAACTGTAACCACAACAGTATTAGCAACTGACGCTGGCGCAAGCACTTGGACAGTAACAGCCACAGCAGACACAACCAATGGCGGTTTAGCAATCACAGCAACAGGACAAGCGGCTACTACTATTCGTTGGGTAGCTAAAGTAGAAACAACTGAAATGCAATTCTAAGGAGAATTAAATGGCTTTAAAACTTAACCTAGAGCAAACACAATTTGGTGTACCAGCACCACAAGCGTATGCTCGCATTACTAACTTCTTTGGCACTAAAGACCAAATTCAAGTGCAAGTAGCTATTCATTTTAATGAAGATGCTAGGCATGGCAATATGGCTACTGTTAAAGAAAATGCTCACTATATTGCTATTGAGGACTTAAAAGGCGATATTATTCCTGCAATCTATGAGGTATTAAAAGGCTTTAGCGATTACGCTGGCGCAGAGGATATTTGATGAATGATGGATGGGACGGCCTAGAATTTGTAGCTACAGATATTAGAGATTCTCAGCAAGCTATTGAGGATCTTAATAAATTATGCCTTAGAGTACTTGGCTCTGAGGATGGAAAAAAACTAATGGGATGGCTACGGGCATCTGTATTAGAGCAACCAGTTGCCGTGCCTGGTGCTGATCCAAGCTATGCATTCTACCGAGAAGGGCAGAATAGTATTGTTCGAGATCTTGAGTCACGGATTCAAAAAGCAAGGAAACTATAACAATGGAAACAACCGAAGCAGTCCAACCCACAGAAGGTAATGGTGGCCTATTGGACTCAGTTAGTTTATCAACTGAGAGCCAGGTTAATGAAGGTAAACCAGAATCTACAGAAATAAACCATCTAGCGCCGAAGGAAGATGATACCCCTTTAGAGCGTCCAGAATGGTGGCCAGAGAACTTTTGGAAGAAAGATAACGCAGAGCCTGATCTTGAGGGTATAGCTAAATCCTGGATGGATCTACGCAAGCAGATATCGCAAGGAAAGCATAAAGCGCCAGCTGATGGTAAATACGATGCAAGTGCATTTGGATCTGTACCAGAAGATGACCCAGTTCGTGGCCATGTAATGACTTGGGCGCAAGAGAATGGGATATCGCAGTTAGCGTTAGATTCATTGGTTAGTAAGGTAGTTGGAATGTCAGCAGAAAAAGTTGAGAGTACTCAGCGATCCTTAGCAGAAGAAAAAGCCGCGCTTGGCCCTAATGCAGATGTCGTAATTAAAGGTATGACAGAATGGGCAAAAGGCCTTGTAAACAAAGGAATCTGGGGTAAGGATGACTTTGAAGAATTTAAGTACATGGGCGGTACTGCTAACGGAATTAAGGCATTAATGAAGTTGCGAGAGTCCTATGAGGGCAACCGCATTCCAACACAGTCAGTACCAATAGACGGCGCTCCATCTAAAGATGAGTTATATCAGATGGTTGGAGATCCTAAATACAAGACTGATCCAGCATATAGGGCTAAGGTTGAGCGTATGTTCAGCCAAACCTTTCAATAAACTCTTCACGAGAGGTGGCTTGCCCCGGTGCAGTATGGCCGGGGTTTTTTTATTTCTATAAAAAAGTTGTTGTATTTAGCTGACACTTCTGCTAGAAACTCCATAAGGCATACCATTTAATTGGCCCTTAATGCAGACGAATCTGACGAGTGGCTCCCGTAAGTAGCAAGCGAATGGCCCAAAGCACCGGCACACCAATGCGATAACCCTTTTTATTTTTATCTATTTTGGAGATTTCAAATGAGCGTATCTTTATCAAACGCCTTTGTAACCCTCTTTGATGCTGAGGTAAAACAGTCCTACCAGGGCAAAGCAA